TCAAATGACCAGTTTTTTCCATTCCTTACCGCGTGCGTCGTTGTAAATATCGGTCATTTTTTGATTCGAATGGCCTAGCAAAATTTTGGTATCAACCCCCTGCTCTCTGAACAATCGCTCTGATAAAGATCTCTGCTCATGGAAAGAGGGTGGGGTGCCATTAGCACGCCAGTTGTAATCCACAGAATCCCGGGCTTTTTTAAATGCAACGGTTAATGTTGCTGGCTTAACCATCCCGCCGCGCTTAGCTGTCCCTTTCGCGTGATGGTGGTGCAATAGCCACGGACTAAGAACGCAATCGCGGCAGGATGACACTACATCATCCAGGGTGAGATTTAATTTATCGCAACGCAGAGCCAGAGGGATGGCAATCCGGGTTCCTGTTTTTTGCTGTTCGACATGAAGATAACCATCCCGGATATCCGAAAATTGCATTTTGCAAATATCTGAAAGGCGCTGGCCTGTCATCAGTGCCAGCAGCATACCGCGCTGTAAAAAGTAACCATCCTTTTCCGCTGCGTTATAAATCATCATCCACTCATCAAAAGTCAGTCGCTGTCTTGATATCCGCACCTGCGGTTTTTTTGCCGATTCTGCAGGGTTAAAGCCTGGCGGGACATCGCCCGTTTGCTGAGCTTCCCGGAAAACATCGATCAGTACTTTCCTGAAAATTTGTCCCATTCTGTTATGTCCTCTGGCCTTGTACTCTTCCAGTACTGATACCACATCTTTTACGGTTATGGCATCTAACGGTCTGGTGCCAAAACGTTCATCAAATACCCTGAGAGGGGCCGCTTTCTGTTTCAGCGTGTTGAGTTTGATCTCGCCGTTTTCATATCTTTCCTGTTGAATTTTTCTGTAATTATTCAGAAAAATGGTAACGGTTGATGAACCGCCGGTATCACTAATAATTTTCTCCTGCAGACTGAGCATTTGTTCCATTTGCTGCCGGGCAAGACGGCTGTTCGCTTCTGCTGCAATAGTTTCTGCCAGTTTCTGGTCAATACTGCCGAGACCGTGATTTTTGCCTGTTATGGGATGCCTGTAACGCCAGTAAACTTTGTTATTTCTTTTGTCAAAATACGGAGATAATCCCGGAACATCGGTTTTATATTTTCGCGGGCGCGCCATCTTCCAGTATCCTCTTCAAAGCAGGGTGATCTGTGGCGATCACCTCCGGCTTGTTTACCATTCCGACAAAGCGAGCTTGCGGATCCACTCGCCAGCGTCTTCCAACTTTTTTGGGGAGAGGAAATATCATTCCGGCTTTAGCGTATTTACTTAACGTACTCGGAGTAGGGACCGGTTCACTGAATTCCTCTTTTGCCCACTCAGTGAGCAGAATAAGTCTTGCCATGAGCGTCGTTCGCTAATCATGGTCGCCGCCACTATAGCTGGTGGGCAACGACCGGGGTTGAACATTAAAAATCAGCCTGATTCGGGATCAGTTTTTGCCAGATAGTTGAAACGTATTTTGCCTGGTAACGGGCATCATCCAGCGCATTGTGGCGCTCACCTTCGAATGGAATAGCCGCCCTGGCATCGAAGTCCATGGCTTTTCCCAGCTCAACGATTGTGCGTACATCGCGATCGTTGTAGTAACGCCACGGGCAGGGGATCCCCTGCCGTTCGTATGAACGGCGCAAAATCGTGTTGTCGAAGTTGGCTCCATTTCCCCAGACCTGAACAAAAAATTCGCCGGAGTTTTCGTCGATAAATTCCCGCAATTGCAGCAGTGCATCATCTAACGGGATTTCATCGGTCAGAATGGCAGATTGCGCCTCCCGTGATTGCTTAAGCCACCATTTAATGGTGCCACGATCAATGACTCCGCCAGCAGTATCCATATCGATGGTCTTACTAAATTCCGGCCCCATATCTCCGGTTTGCGGATCGAAAAATATTGCACCTATTGAGATAAGCGGGGCATCGGGATTTTTTCCCATGGTTTCAAGGTCGATCATCATGTGGTGCCACATTCTGCTGGTGGATGTGATTTTATGATGACCGTTCATGGTAATTAAGGGATTTGCCGTCCCGGCAGCTTCATTATCGCTGGTGTGATGCTGATTACCGCCAGCGTTCTCTTTGTGCGGATATTCAACACCTTCCATTTCCTCCGGATCATTTTCCTGAACTTCAACCTGATTCTCTTCATTGAATGTTTCCAGGTATGTTGCGTCACCCATCACCGCGCCACAATCAGGGCAGTTGCCGCCACCGCTTTGACCGCAGGCGGTGCAGACTTTTTCCGGTTCCTGTTGCGCTACTGGCTCAGGTTGTTTCGTTTCTGGCTCGTTTTGTTGCGTATTTGGGCTGTTTTGTTCCGCTTTCTGGTCGTTCTGTTCCGATTCTTGCTGGTTCTGGTTTACAGAATCGCGGGTTTCAATCCCCTTTACCCATTTCGGATCATTCGGGTCGCTAATCCCTGCAACAAATTCTCCGCGAGAGGCAGCAAGCAACTTATCGGCGTCAGGCTGGCTGATATTGGCTGCCTGCATAATTTTGTTTACTTCGTCAGCGGTAACTTTTACCGGCTCTGGTTGTGCGGTCGTGTCAGATGCACCAGTATTTTGTTGTGAACCTGAGTACGTGCCGTTTTTACGTGCGAAGTATTCCTCTTTTGTGATTTCCGTAGCTCCCAAGGCTAGTGCTTTTTCCAGACCAGAAAGTTTGTTTGCGCGACCGTATTTTTCGCCATCCTTGTCGGTGAAGAGGAAGTAGAACGGCCCCTCACGCTCTACAGATGGTTCGACTTCCACTTTGCATTCGGTTTTTTCGTTGTCCGGAATTGCCGTTTCCACTGCATCAGTTTCTGGTACTGGCGACGAGAGAGTATCAGTTGCGCTCTGATTTCTTCCTTCATCTTCAAACACGCCCTTTGTAGTCAGGTATTCAGTAATGTATTTGTTCAGTGCCACAGGGTCTTTGTGAATGTCGATCGGACGTTCACGGACAAGGCCAAAAATAGTCTGGCGGTCGTAGCGAAGGGCATCAGGCTGTTTGCGCATTGATGCCGAGATACGCTTCCAGTCTTCGCGGTCGTTGTCGATAACTTCATTTTTTGCCCAGCGATGGATGCTGCCGTCAATGTTTCCGGCATCCACATCACCAGGCCAGAGAGCGTAGGCCAGTTCGTCATCCAGTGTTTTCCATGTCTGCTTGTATTCGCGATGAATGGCAGCAATGACCGGGCTGATTTTTCCTGTTGAATTTTCACTGTGCTGTTGATTGGTTCTGGCGCGGGCGAGATCAACAACAGACGTGTATTTTCCGGTTTCCTTGCGTTCACCTTCGCGACGTTTTTTCCAGATGCGCATCTCTGCCTGAATTTCGGGCCATTTGGCACCAGGCTTACATTTATGCTTAACCCACCCGATGGCATGCAGCTTAAGCTCCGGATACATGGCGTTAACTTCTGGCATTTTCATCAACGCTTCAACGATATGTCCGTCGAATGTTGCCATGTCTTCCTGCAACAATTCCTGTGCGCTAATAACCATATCAACGGTGATGTTTTCACATGTGTCGAACTTAACCATGACAGCGTTCTGTACTTCAGGGGCCAGCTTGTCAAAAGTGACGTTCATCGGATCGGATTCAGTCTCAACCGGGACAAAGGAAGCAGACGCCTCATCCCAGCGGTTTTCCTGCATATATTCAGCATCCCAGGAATCGAGGGCAGGGCGGGGTATGCCGGGTTTATCCTCACAGACAATAAATTTATAAGCGCAGTCCTGAGCTGCAGGGAATTGCTCCAGAAATTGCCAATGAAATTTTGCGCGTGCGCGACGCTCATCACCAGCTTCAATGGCAGTGGCCACCGCAACAGCGCTATCTTCTTTTATGGCCTGTTCATCAGGAATAGCAGCGCAAATAAAGACCTTACTCATTTTGTTTTAACCTCATTACAGATTTCAGGGTGAACGAATCCCTGCCATTGCTGGCATTTTTAATCCGTTGGTATGGTGTTAATATGGCTGGAGGGTTATCCAGCCGGTGTTTCGTTATTCAGGTACAGCGATACTTTTTTTAGCGGGAGGCATTCACCAGAAATTTTTTGCTCGTCTCTTGCCTGGAGGCAGGATTCTTTACTTGCATAAATTCCGGTAATCACATTCTGTGATTCACCCGTTATAAGAAAAACCGTCATCATCAGTGCAAATGCTGAAGTCATTGACGTTCTCCGAAAATACCAAGTTCAAGAAGAGCAATTCGGGAAAGTATGGAATTATCATTGAGCAGATAAGGCTCATATTTCCTCATATTAATGGCATCTTCAGTAAACTCCCGGTTACTGAGCAGAACACCAATATCAAAACAACCTTCAGACGTATTAACGTTTGGTAATAACGTTTCCATTATCGCGTCCTCAACAATGAATTTTGTGATGCAGTGCCTGGTGCCTCCAGGTGACGTTAACCAGTTAACAATTAACGCCGGATAAAGAGAATCCACCCATAACACTGTTTTTGGTTTTAACTGTTCCGCGTGCGCTCAGCCGCATTCACCACATCACAAAATTCACTTTAAAAAGGGCGGCAGAGCAGTCACGGAGTAAAACTGATACCGCCAAAAGTCACCAGAAAATTGATAACAGAGGGCGTTGCAGCGGAGTTGTCACTTAAGCGTATGGTCAACCTGACAACCCGGTGTCCTCAACGGGGGAAGGAATAACCCCGCCATACTTACCGCCGCGCCATTTCGCGGATTGCCACAACCGGAAGCGCACGATCGAATTAAATTTAACGACGACCTATACAGAGAGACTAACTTCTCCGGGCGCTTTCGTGTTATGCCCTGACTTTTCAGGGATATATCCTTTTCAGTAAACTGTCAGTGCCGGATTCTTATCCGTGTCCGGCGCACGCACTCTACCTCACCTGTGAATAAATTAATGATTAATTGATATTTTGTTGTTTGATTCAACTTTCCCATCGGATGTGTGATGCTTTAAATCACAGGAATTAATACTGCTTGCTGTAAAATGATTTTCAAGGGGAGCTATTCGAATCCCTTTCTTTTTCATTAACAAGCCAAATCCTTTATTAATGATGTCCATTAATTCCAGAAAGTATTTTTCATGTAAATCCTGGTTATCAGAGAGCTGCTTCTCTTCGTACAGCCCGATAAAGGCTCGGCGTACGTTACCAGATATATTGTCGATGGTTTCTTTTTCTACGGTACTCAGGTCAAGAGTCGCCAGTTGAGAGCGAACCACATTCGCTGCCATTTCCTGGAATGGCATTGGTAAATCTTTAAATTCCATTATTAGCCTCGTTGGTTAGCTATTAACGCGGGTATGTAATCATTCTGGCAATGCTTAATGCCGCTGCTTTTTCCAGCCTGGTGATATCCTGCTCCAGAGCGGACAGATTTTCAGCCTGCTTAGCCCTGGCTTCATTGGCCCATTTCAGGTCCTGCGCAGCCTTAATTTTCTGGTGCATCCACTCATAAAGTTCATCATCGGTATAGTCTGGCGCGATGATGACGGGTTCTCGTTTCTGCATACTGATTCCTCGCGGTGCTGTTTCGCTTATCAGCCGTTAGATTTTGCCGAACTGGAAAGCGCCTGTTTAAACTCACTGAAGCTGAGGGCTTCTTCGCCTTCGGCAAGGCCTTCGAAGTATTCTTCGTAAGCCTTTTCCATGATTGTGTTGAAATCCATATCACTCACCTGAGTTTCTTTCCAGCCAGCGACGGGCACCATTTTCGGTTTTAAACGTTTTGCTTTTGGTATACGTCATCGCGGTGAACGTACCGTCCTGGTTGGGGAACACGCCACATACCAGAGATTCGCTGTTGCCAAGATCGATAGTATCCATGCTGACCTCATTTCCCCTTAACGCCGGGGTAGCGGAACAAAAACCTGCTGCATAGTTATTAAAGTTGAACCCTGCCGTCATGTTCTTACGCCTCGGGCTGGCTACTTAACCCCTGACCACTGCCGGGTAACTCGAAGTATTTCCCTGCGTTCTGTGGGGCGGGGTGGGTTGGTATGTTGTTAAGGTAACAAGAGTTACCTTTCAAGTCAATACAATGTTGCAAAAGGTACATTTGAGGGCATAAAAAACCCGCAATGAATGCGGGTTCTGACTCAGTCTAAGTATTGATGTATTTGTGAAACTTTACCTTTAATGGTGTAACCACCATTCAGTTCGATGGGTTTGTAAAGCGGATTCAGTGACAACAGATAGATGTTTGGTCCGTCAATCGCAACTTTTTTTAGTGTTACGTTTGGCGTTCCTTCCAATTGGATTAAGATTATTTTTCCCACCAGTTCTCTAATGTTACTTGAGCATGGTGTGATCAGCACGGTAGATCCGTCGGGGATGGTTGGGAGGCCGTTAGAGTTTGTCATCGCATCTCCCTCAACATGCAATAAAAAAGAGTTTTCAGCGGTTTTTGTCATGACATCAACCCAGTTCTTAATACCAGGAATCTTGGTTACTGGACAACTCATATCCCAATAACCAGCCTGTTCCCACGTTAAAACGGGCAACCGGGCGATGTTGTCACTAATGTAAGGGTACTGATTCAGACGCAGATCATCGGTTTTATCGTGACCGTCCTTTCCATAAAGAATCCATTCAGGAGATTTGGAAAGCAATTTTGACAGTAGATACAAATTCTCACCGTCAGGTTTTGAAGAGCCATTTTCCCATTTTGTTACGGATACACGAGATATGCCGATTGCTTTCGCAACCTGCTGTTGGGTTAATCCAACGTCTTTTCGACGATTCCGAATACGTTCGCTGATAGTGTTTTTCATGTAACCAATGTTACCACCAAGTGATGTTGCTATGGTTGACATTGTTATGTAACTATTGTTACCCTTCTGCTCGAAATAACAGGAGAGTTTTATGTTCAAAGATGATGTTCTGCGCTATTTCAAAAAAAAGCGACTAGTAGCTGAGGCTCTTGGAATTTCACATGTGGCTGTTGTGCGGTGGAAAGCAGTTATTCCCAAACTTCGCGCAATGGAACTGGATGAAATTACTAACGGTGAATTGAAATACAACCCAGAACTTTACAAGAAGCAGGATAGCACCTCGAACGAAGGAAAGAATGATTCATGAAAATCAAGCATGAACACATCCGCATGGCGATGAATGTTTGGGCGCATCCGGACGGCGAAAAAGTGCCGGCTGCGAAAATTACCAAAGCGTATTTCGAGCTGGGAATGACGTTCCCGGAACTGTATGACGACAGCCATCCGGAAGCCCTGGCCCGTAATACCCAGAAAATTTTCCGTTGGCTGGATAAAGACACCCCTGATGCTGTTGAAAAAATGCAGGCTCTGTTACCGGCGATCGAAAAGGCGATGCCGCCTTTGCTGGTGGCCCGTATGCGCAGCCACAGTTCTGAATATTACCGTGAGATCGTCGAACGGAGGGATCGGCTGGTGAAGGATGTCGATGATTTTGTTGCGTCAGCGGTTGTTTTGTATGACCAGATGAATCGCGGCGGCCCGGCAGGGAATGCTGTGGTGATGCACTAAAAGCACGGTGTTCGGGGGTTTTATGAGCAGCAAGCTTCATGGTCTTGTCTGGGAAGGGTGCGCCTTCACCGGCATGATCTTATCCAGGGTGGCGGTTATGGCCCGTCTTGCAGACTACAGCAATGACGAGGGCGTGTCATGGCCTGCCATTGAAACTATCCGGCGTCAGATCGGTGCAAGAAGTGAATCCACAGTGAAATCGGCTATTGCAGAACTGGCGAAAGAGGGCTGGCTGACGAAGGAAGAGCGTAAGGTCGGTGGGCGTAATGTAAGCAATATCTATCGGCTTAATGTGGAAAAACTCGAAGCAGCTGCGGCGGCGGCGCGTGAGTCATATAAACCGAAAAGAAAAATTAGCCCGGCAAAAAATGACCCGTTAACAGTTGACCCGTCAAATATTGACCCCTCAACGGTTGACCCGTCAAATTTTGATGGATCAACTGTTGATAAAAAACTGCCGATTAGGGGGCCGATGATTGACCCCGATCCGTCAGTATTAAAACCTGATCCGTCAGATAAAAGATCTTCTTGTCCGGACGCTTCGCAACCGGACCCGCAGACGGCTGAACAGGATTTTTTAACCCGACACCCTGACGCGGTTGTGTTCAGTGCGAAAAAACGCCAGTGGGGAAGTCAGGAAGATTTGGTGTGCGCACAGTGGATCTGGGGACGAATCGTGAGTCTTTACGAGCAGGCGGCCAGCTATGATGGCGAGATCACTAGACCGAAAGAACCCAACTGGACAGCATGGGCCAATGACGTTCGCACAATGCGGATGCTGGATGGCAGAACTCACAGACAAATTTGTGAAATGTTTGGGCGTCTCCAGCGGGATTCGTTCTGGGTAAAAAACATCATGAGTCCGGCAAAACTCCGGGAAAAATGGGATGAACTGGTTATCCGCCTGGGGCGTTCGCCTGCGCAGCGTTGCGTGAATCACATTTCTGAACCGGACACTGAAATTCCGCCGGGCTTCAGGGGGTAAGTGTTAATTTCTGGTCATGAGGTAATTTTCAGGAGGGCTTGTGGCAAAAGTTTTTACACAAGAAGAGCGGGAAAAAATTAAAGGGCAGGTTGTTGAACTCGTACGCCAGAGTGGGCGCGAGACGTTACGACAACTGGAAACTAAAACTGGGGCAACAAGATATCTGATGAGCGTTCTGGCCAGAGAGCTGGTTGCCAGTGGCGATGTATACAACTCTGGTTACGGGTTATTCCCGTCTGAACAGGCGCGTAAGGACTGGCAAAATGCCCGTAAAAAGCTCTCAAGGGCAAAGCCGAAGAAACCATCTGCGGTTGATCCGGACCTTATCTGGTCATTACCAGATGGCGAAATACGCCGCTACGACAGGCGTCTGAACATAATCTGTCTCGAGTGCCGGAAGAGCGAAGTTATGCAGCGCGTACTGGCGTTTTATCAGGGGAATTTTGAGGAGGTGGTGCGGTGAGTGAATCAAAATGCCAGGTTAATGGCAACAAGATAGAACCATGTGCAGCACTGGCAAAGTCCCTTGAGCATGATGCTGAATACACGATGCGAAAAGGTCTGCTGATATACAAAATCTGGAATGAGAGTTTAACTCGCGGTCCTGATTTTGTGATGTTGCGTTCCGGTGAATTTTCTAAATTACCAGTTCGGGTTTCATTTTGTCCGTTCTGTGGTGAAAGTCTGAAAACGTGGGAGAACAGAAATGAATGAAATCAAAGAAATACCAGTAGTACGTGATGAATATGGCTGCTGGACGCATCCTGAATATGAAAAATTCTGTGACGGTCGGGAATATATTTCAACGGAAGAGTTTAACGCCTGGATGGAGGAAAATAATCTTCAATACGTCCTCTGCTTCAGAGATGAAGGATGTGCTGACCTTGATGCGTGTGATGCTGATATTTCTGCATGGGAACCGGAACGACCAGAGGGCAATGGATGGTTTATTGGTTCAATACATGACACCGAAGATGGCCCGGTTTGTGTATGGCTGAGAAATAAGGCCGAAGCATAAAGGCTATAAACCGACTAACAACTAAATACTGAAGATTTAAATCAGAAACGATTTTTATTAAATCCTTAACCGGAGGGATTCCTGCACCCTCAAATCATCAGGAGGCCGCCCGAAAGGGCGGTGGAGATAATAATGGGAATAACTAAAGAACGATTGTTGGAAATAGCAAACCTTAGTGATTGGGCATTAAGTGATGAGAGAATTGTTTCTCCTCATGCTTATGAGTCAGTTACAAGTATAGAAATAACAACAATGGCTAGAATGCTGCTTGGTTATTTCAAAATAGAAAATAAAAAACAGATGGATAGTAATGTTGATATATGTGATATTTTAGACGATTGGGGGGCTTGGGTTGTGGCTGGTAATAGTTCTATTGATTGGCAGGAAATAGCTGATAAATATAAAAATGTTGTTCCTCATGGTAAAAAATCACGTCGTCAGTGCAGCAATGATGAAGGGCGAATTATTGACATTAGTATCCTTATGTTAGAAAGATATAAGCAACAAGAATATGAGTTAATTGTTGCTCATTTCGTGATTGGTTTATCTCTTCGTGCTATTGCAAAGCAACAAGGATGTTCAGATGGAACAATTCGTAAAAGATTGCAAAAAGCCTTAGGTTTTTTGACTGGATATATAGCAATTACCAGTTAAGAGTCAGCGGTTTTTTTACCAGTGTAATGGTATAAGGATACTCCCATGTGTCTTACATGATATGGAAGCGCTGTTGCTGGATGCTTTGTGATACTCTTAAAGCGGAGGGGAGAGCCTTCCGCTTCAATTTCTGCGTCCGAAACGGTCGTAGAGAAAAATTCTTTCCATTCATTGAATTTTACTGCTGATTTGTCAGACTTTATATAAATTAGAATTCCTCCATGATCGTCACGTGACGTACCCGTGCCGTAACGTTCGGTTAGCTGAATCCAGCCATTATGAATAGATTTGGGGCCTCTCCATAATTTTGCTTCACCGATCCATTCGAATTTTCCGAATTGATGTTTAACTAATAAATCAACGTGACCGCCATGTTGAGTATCATGTTCAACATCATAAAACCTACCTTTCAGGAAATTTTTGATCGACGCTGTTAGCTCGTCCTCTCCCCACTTAGCATCTTGATAGAAGTGTTTGTCATTTTCTAAATTCTGAATAGCGTCGTCTAAATCTTCATAGAGTTGCTTTACAAAAATATTTTTGTCTGCAGCTAATTTTCTTTGAACCATTCCCCTAAATTCAGGATCCATTCTAATTAATGATTGAAGGTCTGCAGTACAGATGTTTACATCACTCATGCAGACTCTCCAAAAGACTCGAAGGAGTAAAGTATGGATAAAGATACTGGCTAAAATTATCAACCAATTCGCCAGTTTCTGGATGGTAAAAACTTCCTGTGTCTAAAGCATAGGAAATAAGATCATCTTCAACTGGTATTGGTTCTTCCGTTAAATTATCAATGTATTGAAAATGCATATCCAATAGATGTGCTTTATAGCTAGATAAATAATCAGTTGCTTTTATTAGCAGGATATAGTCATCTTTCGTATCAGTTAGATAGGTTAAACCATTGATAAGGGTTTTGTATGTAAAGTGATTGATATTTTTAGCATCTTTACTAACCAGAAAAAGAAAAAGATCACGACACACACTGCGAACAGGATCATTAAAATCCTGCTCTATTTGCGTGATAATGTCGTGATATATACTCTTTTTCATTTATGGCCTGATGATCTCGCTCTTCTTTTCTCTTCACAGGACTTAACAGAATCCAATATTTTTTCAACAATAAATATAATCGAATCAATGTTGTTACAGTTCTTCGCAATTGCTTCATGCAACCTAATTCTAGGATTATCAAGCATTGTCCTTTTTCTTGGTAATATTAACTCTACTGATAAAATATGTGAAGAACTTTGTGGTAAATCCCAAATTTTTCCCAACTTAAACTTTGTCAATATTGGGCTTGCGGACTCTCCACTATGATGGTAAACATCTTGACGCAAACACTTTTGACTTGGTTTGAGTTTTAAAGAACTTGTATTGCCATCTGAGGTGATAAAAGATACATGAGAAATTCTGCCATCTACTTTTTCGTAAAGATCTTGTATTGAACCAAATAATTCAAGAGGATTGTTTAAAATAACGCCAGCTTCTTTTTTTATAAATTTAGCCACAAGGTATTGTTGAGGCTGTGATTCACTTCTTGGAAGGATAGATAAATCAATCGTAAGAATTAATATTTTTTCTGCAGGCATTAGCATGATGGTATTAAAGCATTGCGTGACTTGGCGTGTTTTGCATTTTATTTCTCCACCATTAGCACGTAATTCCATACCCGCATCGCTAAGATGTGTTGGGTCAAGCTCTATCACTTCAGTGTAATACGCTTTGGATAAAAAAACAGCAGTGTCAATTTGTTTATCACGAATGATATCTTGACGTAGTTCAGCAAAATGCAGCTCAGTATCAGCAACTAACAGCTCCTCTCTGGATAAAGGAGTTGGGTATTTTTCTGAGAAGGGGCTATTGTCCTTTTTCTGATTTGTGAAAATTGTTTGTAATTTTGCTACGTCTTCATCGGTGATTCTATAAATAGAAAGTAATCGATTCCCGCTAAAAATTAAACCTTTCCAGAAATCGTCGATTCTGTCTTTTAGGTCGGGATTATGCTGAACTACACTATTTACACGTTCAATAAAAAGGGGTAATCCTTGGGCCGTTACACCCAGTGATGAACCAAGAAGCTTACGGGTGTTGCGCCAGCCAAAGCGTGAATTGATGTTTTTTACTGTTTGCTCAAGCATTAACACTTCCTTAACTTTCCCTTAACAATTTAGGGTGCTAAACTTTTTTGCGCAGTTTACATAAAAAAATAGTGCGTACGCAAAAACTATCTAACATGATGAGCTTTAACCGGGAAATTTGTATATGTTGTGAGCATAAAGTTGGCTGAGAAATCTAAAACGGGTAGAATGACTGCGGGTGCTTGAGGCTATCTGTCTCAGGCATGAACACCAAAAGGCAGATAGAGAAAAGCCCCAGTTAACATTACGCGTCCGGCAAGACGCTTAACATTAATCTGAGGCCATATCTATGCTCTACACACGTAGGTTAGCCTCTTACGTGCCGAAAGGCAAGGAGAAGCAGGCTATGAAGCAGCAAAAGGCGATGCTAATCGCCCTGATCGTCATCTGTTTAACCGTCATAGTGACGGCACTGGTAACGAGGAAAGACCTCTGCGAGGTACGAATCCGAACCGGCCAGACGGAGGTCGCTGTCTTCACAGCTTACGAACCTGAGGAGTAA